GTAAGTTTAAAGTTCAGATGGATAGCCAATTGAGCATCTGAACTATGAATTTAAAATGAAATAATCCAATTAGGTTTCCTGAATTTAGATTTCGAATCAAAACGATAGTTACGGTTTAGTTATCCCACATATTAGCCATAGCCTGAGCGATGTTCATAACTGCACCTTCATCACACTCTGGCGCATTGAAAGTCACAACTTTGATTCTTTCTGCATAAGCTAATGTCATCACACACCGGCTGAGCTCAAACATGATTCCTGTTGCTGCCTCGTCTTCATCATCTCCCAGTTCCGTCCCATTCAGAATTATGTCTAGGAACGTGCCTAGATCTTTCCAGTCAGGTATTGTTCCATCCTTCCTTGGCGCATATCCAAAGCAGACGAAGCAAAATAGTCTGAACATGATGGAGCGTGCTTGCGTTGATAGTTCCCAGCGTAGTAGCACTCTCGCTAGCAGATAGATTCCCTCCTGCCATTCATCATTTTCCCAAATACCAGTCCCTCTTATCCACCTATGAATTTGTATTGCAGTACGAATTAACGCCTCCATCCCTGTAGTAGCGTTATATTTAAAATAATGATCACTTGCTCGGCCGAGATGTTCGGTTCCGGTTAATTTGATCTTCTGCACTGGAAGGGAAATATCCACATGCTCTCCAATCATCACTTGAGTGACTGTACTGCAGCCTACCATCTCTGAGGTTCGGACGTCAATGTGATAAAATGTCTCTCGATCACAGCCATTTTTCAGGAAGCACAGTTGACACTTATGTCGACCTTGCATGAACCCTCTCACATACTCAAAGTTTGCTGGCTCCTTTACTGCAATTCTTACTAAGATCATCGGCAATAACCATGTTTGCCATTCCTTGTTGCCGGCGATTGTATGCCGCATTTGCACAAGTGTCTGTGGTCTGCCATTTCCTTCCCATCTTCTGAGCATCATATGATGCATTGGAAACTCACCTGCTGGGCATTCCCCAAATAGCTGTGTAACATAACGTCTCTCCTCGATGTAACCGACTCGTAAATATTGCTGCACAGCCATTTGGGCGTATCGATTTATTATTTTGGCAAATCCTTCATTTTCCATGTATGGTAACATTTGCATTGGGAAAAACATGATTTGGAACACCGGGCCACTAAAGCCTGTGAAGCTGCAAGATCCCACCGCTTCCTTCACTTGCCGGCACATCTCCATTCTAGGCCTTCTCATTGGGTAAATATCTGGAGCAACCCAATCATCTACTGCATCTGGCTGGTAAAAACAGTATCCAATTTGCCTATATCTCATTATCCTGATTGGTTGCACCATCTGGCCATAATTTACTGGTATGTATAAGTATGGAAAAGCAGAAAAGTTGTCATCTAGCACAATGCGTGTTGGGTCAAATTTTATCATGTTATCAATTTTGGTTACCATATCACTATTTTTGTATTTATCCAATAGCTCCCTACCACATGTCTGAATCTTTTCAGCAATATTTTCGTCATATGGCTCAGAAAAACTTTTATAACACTGTAACCACACCTTTTCACGATCTAACATAGTGATTTGAGCCATTTCAGCCAATCTATATGCCGCATGTGCGTCATTCCTGTCAGTTATGCGATTCATCACCTCTTCGAAATGCTGCTTTGCACATACTCCATCAAATAAGCAATTGCGCCGCAAATGTGAACACGTCCATTGTGGTGATAATGCTTGAAACATTTTGACATGATTTGCGTAGTAACTGTTCATGTTAAATTTTCTCAAAAAGCGCTCCATCTCGATGGCAGTCGACGAAGAACTTTTTTAAC